CAAATTACACCTTCACAATTCATGGCAATGGCTCAACCAACTATACCACAGGCTTCGGAACAGGTGGCACACATACCACCATTGTTTATTAGTGAAAAAGGTGCCGCATGACTAACACAAAAAACTTAGCCAACCTTGCAGCCGCATTAGACGATGGGACTAGCGGTCAGGTACTCCAAAGCACTGGCTCTGGCGGGGTATCTTTTGTGGCGGCAGGTTCAAGCGTTACCGCTGTTCAAGATCTCACTGCTTTGGGGAATATAAGCAGTCCTTCCGTTGGGGATATGGCGCTGGTCACTGATTTGAATAAAATCTTTGTTCGAAAGACGGCGGGTTGGTATTTGATTGCCACGGTTACGAACCAAGGACCACAATCTGTTTCTATAGCTATCTCTGGTGGTGGTAGTGGAACATCTTCTGCATACACACTTGCAGACAACGGCACTACGACTAGCAGTGTTACAGGATCGGCTGACCCTGACCCAGAGGCCGATGATCTAACGTGGTCGGCAGCAGCAGGTACAAGTACAGCGTTTTCAGCTACGCTTACTGATGGGGGCGGATCGGTAAACATCACGACAAGCGCCGATACAAATACTGTTCTATCCACAATTTCTCAGTCCAGTAACGTATTTACGCTTACTCCTAGCTCCTCAACCACTGCGCCTAACGGTGGAACTTTTGCAGTGACTTTTTCAGTAACAGATGGTGTTAACACTTCTGTTGATAATACGACAACCTTTACTTTGAACTTTGCAACATGGTCCCAACAACAGAAACTAACAGCTAGTGATGCAGAAGCAAGTGATGACTTTGGTATTTCTGTTTCTATTTCAGACGATGGAAACACAGCAATAATAGGTGCTCAGATGGAAGACACCACCGCAACAAATGCTGGTTCTGTATATATCTTTACTAGATCAGGGACAACATGGTCACAGCAAGCTAAGATACAAGCCAGTGATGCAGAAGCGTCTGATCAATTTGGTAGTTCTGTTTCTATTTCAGACGATGGAAACACAGCTATTATAGGTGCTCAATATGAAGACACGACTGCAACTGATGCTGGCGCCGCATATATTTTTACTAGATCAGGGACAACATGGTCCCAACAAGCCAAGATACAAGCTAGTGATGCAGAAACGAATGACTACTTTGGTTTTTCTGTTTCTATTTCTGGGGATGGTGATACAGCTATTGTTAGTGCATATTTGGAAGACACCAGTGGAACTTCTGCTGGTTCAGCTTATATCTTTACTCGGTCTGGAACCACTTGGTCCCAACAAGCTAAGATACAAGCGTCAGATGCAGCAGCTAATGATTATTTTGGTTGGGCTGTTTCTATTTCAGATGATGGAAACACAGCTATTATAGGTGCTTGGAGGGAAGACACGACTGCAACTGATGCTGGCGCTGCTTACATCTTTACTCGCTCTGGTACAACATGGTCACAGCAAGCTAAGATACAAGCGTCAGATGCAGAAGCGAGTGATAATTTTGGGCTATCTGTCTTTATTTCGGGTGATGGAGATACAGCTATTATAGGCGCTCCTACTGAAGATTTCTCATCTTTAACAAATAATGGCGCTGCTTATATCTTCACTAGATCAGGGACAACATGGTCCCAACAAGCCAAGATACAAGCGTCTGACCCAGAGACAGGAGATTATTTTGGGCAATCTGTCTCTGTCTCAGATGATGGAAACACGGCTATTGTAGGCGCACATAATGAAGACACTAATGGTAGCAATGCTGGTTCTGCCTATATCTGGACACGTTCTGGTACAACTTGGTCACAAAAAGCTAAGATACAAGCATCTGACGCAGAGGCAGGTGATAATTTTGGGCGATCTGTCTTTATTTCGGGTGATGGAAACACAGTCATTGTAGGCGCTGATAACGAGGATCCCAGTTCTACAACAGATGCTGGCGCTGCATATATTTTTGAGTACTCTTAATGGTTAATTCAGAGGCATAACTATGAGCAACACAAAAAACGCCGCCGCTGACGAAAGCAGTAACATCCCATCTGCACCGTTGAAAGGCTAACTGAATGTTAGGATTTCACCCATTAGCCAGCGCCCCGTTAGGTGGGTTGGCTGGCGGTAATTTTGTAGATGCTACAGCGTCTGCAAATATTGCTGCCTCTAGTGGTGTTGAAGCTAAAGTTGTTAAGCCTGTCGTTGCTACTGGTACACTAGCTTGTACTACTTCGGTTGAGGCAAATAGATTAAAAGACGGTGCCGCCAGCGCCTCTGTTGCAGCGACAACAACAGTTTCTGGTGAGATTGTAATTGATGGCGCTGCGAGTGCGTCCGTATCTTCAACGACCACAGTGTCTGGGGAAGTAGTCGTTGATAGTCTTGCCTCTGGTTCAATATCTGCCAGTGGTACAATTGATGCGGTGCGGGTGGCTACAGTTGATGCTGCTGCTACTGTAACTTCAACGACTACTATAGATGCCGCTGTAGTTAAAGAAACTGCTGCATCAGGTAGTATTTCGACAAGCAGCAGTGTCCTTTATAATATATTTAAAGACGGCGATGTCACAGAATCCGTTGCAGTTACTGGCTCTGTTGCTGGTAGGCTGGCAGTTGATGGAGACATCACTGAGAGCGCCGCTATTACAGCGTCAGCGGCTGGTAGAGTTGCTATAGATGGCGATATTACCGAAAGTGCCGCAATTACAGCGTCAGCGGCGGGTAGATTAGCAGTCGATGGAGACATCACAGAGTCACTTGCCATCACAGGCTCCTTCGCCGCTCAGACAGGTACAAATGGAAGTATCACGGAATCCGTAGCAATTACGGCATCCGCTACCGCCAGCCTCATACAAGTTGATGCAGAAGCTACTGGCACCATAACGACAACCTCGTCCGTTGATGCGCAAAAAGCAAACATCCTTGTACCATTAGGCGATGTAAGCATCACCACTTCTGTAGATGCGCAGAAAGTAAATCTAGGCGCTGCTGCTGCTTCTATATCTACCACTACAGCCATTGATAGTAGGTCTGTTAAAGTAGCTGATGCCGTATCCTCTGTCGTCAGCACAGGCACTGTTGAGGCGGGAGTACGCACTCCAGCGGATGCTACGGTTAACAGTGTCACTACAACAAGTGTGGATGCACAGAAAGTTTCTCTGGGAGAGGCCGCTGCTTCACTAGCAGTTACCTCAAGCATTGACGGCGAAATTGTCGCAGCGGGTTCTATCACCGAAAGCGTTGCTATCACGGCGTCTGTTTCTGGGCGTTTGGCTGTTGAAGGTGCCATCACTGAAGAAATGGAAGTCACTGCTGAAGTGTCTTCTAATATCAAGGTAGGACAAGCATCTACAAATGTTAATGTATCTACCAGCGTCGGTGCTTCAACTGTTTTTGTGGGCAGTGCAACAGCTACAGTAGCTTCCTCAACCACCTCTTCGGCTGCACGGGTTAGGGAAGCAAGTGCATCTGCATCAGTTTCTTCTACAGGCGGCACTAATGCTGCTATAGTAATAGACGGCGCTGCATCGACTGATGTATCAACTACCACAAGTCAAACTGGTAATATAAACCTCGCCGCTCCAGCATCTGGATCAATATCTGTCACGGGCACGGTCGATGCTGATAGGATCAGGGATGCCAGTGTAAGTGGGTCTATTTCATCCACAAGTTCCGTAGATGCTGATCGGCTAAATGATGGCGCAGCGGCGGGTTCTGTTGCGGTAACAGGATCAGTACAAAAAACTGAGATTATAAATGATGGTGCGGCGAGTGGATCAATAGTTTCGTCGTCCTCAACAGATTTAAAACGAATTAGAACTGTAGATGTTTCTGGCGATATTGATCTGTCATTTGGTGCGCAGGGTTACACTGGACTCGTCGTTAGTGCGGCAGCATCAGGCAGTATTGTTATAACAAATGTTATACATGCCCAAAGAATTATTGAGAGTACCTCTTCAGCAAGTATAGCAGGGTCTAGTTCTTCTGCTGCAAACTGTGTCAGAGTTAGTCGTCCTACTATTAACTTTAATACATCCACCAATGTACTAGGCGGGGTACGTTATACATCTAACATTGCAGGCACGGTTAATGCCCCTACCACCAGTTTTGCTACTAATGTGTTCACATTCACAGAGATACATCAGCAACCGTTTAAATCATCCACGGTATCTCTAACCAACTCTCCGTTCAAATCTACTGAAGTGTCTTCTCCCGCATCGCCCTATAAGAAAGTTGCGTAATGACTACATTTATAAATTTAACCAATAGGCTTCTAAGACGCCTTAATGAGGTTGAGCTATCCACTACCGACTTCGCCTTAGCCCGGGGTATTCACGCTGCGGCTAAAGACGCCATTAACTCGGCTATGTTTGATTTAAACACCATGCAGTATGAGTGGCCTTGGAATGCGGCGGAAGAGACTACCACCTTAGTGGTTGGTCAGACGGAATACTCCAATCCCGTAGGTATGAAGACTATGGAGTGGGAGAGTTTTCAGATTGTAGGTGATGGTACTTATTCATCCGAAAGCAAGAGGCTAGAATTTATCTCTACGGATACATGGTACAAGAATTTCAGAGATAGGGACGACGACAATTCTACTTTGGGTTTAAGTATACCTAAATATGTATTCCCGTCCCACGGTACAGGTTGGGGGGTAAGCCCTGCCCCGGATAAAACTTACCGACTACAATTTAGATACTATTTTCATCCTGCAGAAATGGTCAACTACGACGACACCATGTTAGGCAATATAATTTATCCTAATGCGGTGGAGCCTACGATCATAGAGGGTGCGTTGTATCATATGTACATGCTGAAGGATAACCCAGAGTCTGCCCAACTGGCTAAAGCTAATTTTATGCAGGCCGTGGCGGATTTGAAAAGCCAATACATAAATGCCTACTCCAGTCTCCGTGACACACGGGTCAACTTCGGCGGGGGTAGTGGCGCTGCTCAATACAAAACAGTTAATGCGAGTTTCTAAGTGGATAGGATTGAATCCCTTAAAGTAGTATGCTCCGGCGGTCTAAACTCCAATGAGAACCATTTGGATTTAGCCGAGAATAATAGTGGTGCGGCTACTCGACTGCTGAACTACGAGCCTAGTCTGTTCGGAGGTTATCGCCGCATTGAGGGCTTTAATTACTACGACACCACTGTAACCTACGCCTCTGGCGATTATGGGCAAGAAGTACAGGCAAAGGATTCTAACGACGACGACGTAGCTGAAGGGCCTATTTTAGGCCTTGTTATGTATCGTAATGAAAACTCTACTTCTAATCCATATCCCATTGCCATGCGCAAGGACGTGGGTGCTAATACTTATTCTTTTTGGAAGCACCAACCATTATTAGGCTGGAATAAAATTACTACGGGTCTGACCGCCCGAGCGACACAAACAGGCAGCGGATTTAGTCTTAAAACCGTATCCAAGGTCCGCCATGTGCAATTTAACTTCGGCACTCGGGCAGCGTCCTCACCAGATCCCGCCGTACCGGGCTCCTTCATCATATTTGTAGATGGGGTTAATCCAGCGGTAATCTTCGATGGTACAAACTGGAGAGAGATAACCAGTTCAGGCGCTGGGACATTAACAAGTCCCGGAGGAGCAACTGCCTACGATGCTCCTGCCATTGTAGATGTCTTTGAGAACCACATTTTTATGGGTGGGGATCTGGAGTACCGAGGTGGTGTATCTCACTGTGCGCCTTTAAACCCGTTTGATTGGACCACTGCCTCGGGTGGTGAGCAGTATTCCATAGGGTACGAGGTAATACAAATCAAACCCTTCCGGGATAATCTTTTTGTGTTTGGTCAAAACGCCATTAAGAAGTTTACCGCCGACGCTTCTACTAGCGCCCCAGCGCCATTTAAATTGGATAGTGTGACTGCTAACACAGGCTGCGTGGCTCGAGATAGTGTGCAGGAACTTGGCGGGGATCTCATATTCTTAGCCCATGATGGCTTACGCCCCGTTGCGGGTACGTCACGCATCGGAGACGTCGAATTAGAATCCATTTCTCGTCCTATTCAAGGTCGCTTAATTGACATTATTAAAAATGAAGATTTGGGTACGCTTAATTCTTGTGTGATTAAATCCAAAAGCCAAGTACGTGTCTTTATAGGAGGTACTGCAGACGAAGGCATTGGTATTCTGGGTGGCCTAGTGTTCGACGGGTCTGCGGTTAAATGGGAGTATAGTGAATTACTAGGCTTCAAAGTCTCCTGTATTACCAGTGAATTTATAGGCGCTAGGGAGTATGTCTTACATGGGGGCTTTGATGGAAAAGTATACCAGCAAGAAAACGGTAATACATTAGCCGGGGAAGATATAATATCGATTTATAGTACCCCATATTTAGATATGGGCGACACCGAGATAAGAAAAACCATACACAAACTCAATACATTTGTACGGGCCGAAGGCCCCTTCACTATGAATCTGGCGCTGCAGTATGATTGGTCAGACCCCAACACTATTAACCCAGCCGATTATGCTCAAACGAGTACAGGTGCGCCTGTGGTGTTTGGCGGGAGAAATATAACTTACGGCGGCTCAAACGTAACCTACGGCGGTACGTCTAAGCCTGTTATTCTCAACGACATACAGGGCAGTGGCTTCAGTGTGCAGGCTACATTTGTAACGCAGGGGCAATTCGCCCCACACACCATTCAAGGCATGGTGTTTGAATATGCTAAAGCAGGAAGACGATAATGGCAGGATATACCAGACAATCCGCAAGCAGTATACAGAACACGCTAGACATTACGGCAGCGCCTCTCAACAATGAGTTTAATGCCCTGCAAACGGCGTTTGGAACCACAGGGCACACGCACACAGGGGCCGCTGGAGAGGGGCCAAAGATACCATTAGGTACGTCTGTGTCTGG